GAAATGGACAGTTTGCAAAGTCTAATTTGTATGATAAAAGACCTATGCTAGGAATAGTCAAATAACGTTGAATATCAACGCAATCTAATATAATCTGGAGATCTATGTTACAGAAGGTTAATTTTGCACCTGGAATTAATAAACAAATCACTGCCACGGCCGCAGAGGGTCAGTGGATAGATTGTGATAATGTTCGTTTTAGGTATTTATTTCCTGAAAAGATAGGTGGTTGGAAACAACTAGGAGCAGACAATATCACCGGTGCTGTCAGAGCTTTGCATCAATTTACAAATAGTGCAGGTAGAAAATATTCTATTATAGGATCAAACAGAATTTTATATGCATACTCAGGTGGTGTGTTTTATGATATACACCCAATTAAATCTACAAACACTCTTACAAATGCATTCAGCACGACCAACGGATCAACTGAAGTTACTATAAATTTTTCAGGTGATCACGGCATACAAGCAGGAGATATAGTTTTATTAGATAATTTTTCATCTATTACAAATTCAAACTTTGGTGCATCAGACTTTGACGACATAAGATTTATGGCAACCACTGTGCCGTCATCAAGCACAATTACAATAACAATGCCATCAGCAGAAACAGGATCTGGAGCAACACAATCAGGTGGTATTAGAGTTAGACATTACTATAGAGTTGGACCAGATGTACAAGCACAAGGTTTTGGTTGGTCTCTTGGATCTTGGGGTGGACAAGAAGTAGGAGCTTTCACGACTGTTTTATCGTCAGACATAGATGCATCTACAACAAGTATTACATTAAACGATGCATCACAGTTTCCTAGCTCTGGAACAAACTTTATTCAGATAGGCACAGAAGAAATATCTTACACAGGTATATCTACAAACACACTAACAGGTGTAACAAGAGGTGTGCGAAACACAACAGCTGCATCACATACTGCAGGAGCTATAGTTACAGATACATCTAACTTCGTAGCATGGGGTGAAGCAGCATCAGGAGACTTAGTTATTGACCCTGGTATGTGGTCCATTGATAACTTTGGTGACAAAGCCATTTGTTTAATTGTAGATGGTGAAGTATTTGAGTGGGATTCTGCAGCGACAGATGCAACTAATTCTAGAGCAACTATTATCTCAGGTGCACCAACAGCATCAAGACACATGCTTGTATCTACACCAGACAGACACTTAGTGTTCTATGGAACAGAAACAACGATTGGCACGAAGTCTACACAAGATGATATGTTTATTAGATTCTCGGACCAAGAAGATATTAACACTTACACACCTACAGCAACCAATACAGCTGGCACACAGAGACTGGCCGACGGATCACGGATCGTTGGAGCAATCAGAGGTAGAGATGCGATTTATGTTTACACTGATACAGCTTTATTTACACAACGTTTTGTAGGTCAACCGTTTACATTTGCCTTTTCACAAGTAGGCACAAACTGTGGACTAGTAGGTAAAAACGCAGCAGTAGAAGTAGATGGTGCTGCATACTGGATGTCAGAAAACGGTTTCTTTAAATATGCTGGTGCTCTTGAAACACTACCATGTCTAGTAGAGGACTTTGTATACGATGATGTTAATTTAGATTCTGGTAATCAAATGATTTTTGCAGGTCTTAACAATTTGTTTGGTGAGGTTATGTGGTTCTATCCAACATCAAACTCTGCTGTTGTAAATAAAATGGTTTGTTATAATTACCAAGATTCATCACCACAAAGACCAATCTGGACAGTAGGCACATTAGCTAGAACAGCATGGGCAGATTCAGCTGTGTTTGGTAATCCACATGCTTTAGAGTATGACGCTGATGGTGTTGAACCAGCGACGTCATCGACTTATGTGCAAGGAAATACAGATGGTATCTCTACATATTATCAACACGAAACAGGGACCGACCAAGTTAAAGGTGGAACAGTGACTGCAATTACAGCAAATATATTATCAGGAGACTTTGATATTACACAAAGATTACAGAGAGGTGCAACTACGGGATCTGCAGATATTAGGGGTGATGGTGAGTTTATTATGAAGATAAGAAGATTTGTTCCTGATTTTATATCTCAAACAGGAAACACAAGAGTAACTTTAAACTTAAAAAACTATTCTAATGATACAGCTGCAAGTTCATCACTTGGACCTTTTGACGTTAGTTCATCTACAACTAAAGTAGATACAAGAGCCAGAGCTAGAGCCATCGCATTAAAAATAGAAAACACTAGCACGGCACAAGATTGGAAACTTGGTACATTTAAACTAGACATACAACCGGACGGGAGAAGATAATGTCAATACAAAATTTACTTTTAGGTAGTTTAGTTTCAAGAGGTGCTGATAGATTGTTAAATCGTGATAAATTTAACAGAAATCAATTTAATATATTAACTGGTGGTGGTTATACCGGAGAGGACGAAGAAAAAGATAAAGGACCAACAACTTTTGGTGGCATAGCTAAATCAGGAATTATGTCTTTAATAGCACAAGCTGTTCTTGGACCTGTGTTTGGACCACTTGCTTTAACTTTAGGTAGAAATTTTGTAGATAGAAGACAAGCACAAGGTTTAGGTTTAAATCCTTTTGGAGGCGGTGAATCAACAGGTCCAGCTGGTATTGTAGCTGGTAAAGTTCAAACATTAGATGGAAGAATAGTAGACTCTGACTCTGACGAAGCTAGAGCAGATTTAGATGCAAGAGATCAAGCATTTCAAGAAACAGGTGATTATGATGTTTACTCTGATACTGTTACAACTGGACCAAGCCAACCTGCTTTTGACCCAGCTGGAGATTATTACACAGGAAGTGATGAAGAGGATAGAGATAATGAAAGTAATGGTGATTCTGGTGGCGGAGGAGGATCTTCATCAGCATCAACAGCAGGAGATGCTGCGGATTATTCAGGACCATCACCGTTTAGATATGGAGGACTAGCAAGTTTATATAGATAATGGCAAAGATAGTACAAGTATTAACAAGACCTAGTGAAACGTATAAGCAATCTGTAGCTGATGCACAGGTTAGGGATCTTGACGGTATCATACAAAAACTGAACACAACGTATCAACAAGAATTAAAGGATGAAGTAGAAGCACAAAACTTCTTTTTAAATTAATGGCAAATAGTTTTATAAATAAAAAAGCAGATCTAACGACTACAAACCTAACGACATTATATACAGTGCCGTCGTTTAAAACTGCTGTGGTTAAATCGATTTTAGTATCTGAAGATGCAGGATCAGGAGCTAATATAACAGTGACTTTGGTGGACGCATCGTCAAATATATTTAGCTTATTTAAGACAAAAGCTATATCTTCAAATGCTACAACAGAGCTATTAACACAGCCTCTTGTGATGGAGGCTAGTGAGATTCTGAAAGTCCAAGCCAGTGATGCAAATGAGCTGCATGTAGTGGCTTCTATACTAGAAATAGAACCAAGAGAGGTAACAACATAATGCAAACAATAAAGCCAGAAAAGATAATAACGACGATATCGAACTTGAAAACAGGTGAAAAATACAATACAGATGAGGAATGGAAAGCAAAAGGCGTGCCAGAAGCTGACATCAGGAGAGATGTCAAGGTAATCATGCCTTCGCTTGATTTGTTCCCAAAAACCAAGTAAAGTGGTAAACTATGGCAATAACTAGATCTCAAATAGCAAGACAACTAATGCAAGAAGGTGGCGTACCTAGACAAGGTTATTTTCTTGGTAAGTTAGTTAGAAAAATTAAGGATGATATTATACCTAACGAACTTAAAAGCCCTGCAGGATTAGCTGCAACAGCTCTTGCTGCCAACTACGCACCAAAACTATTTGGGTCGGATACATTACTAACACAACTTTCGAATAAAGTACCTTTCATAGGAACTGTTACAGATGCAATAGGTGGTGGACTTTCTTCAGCTAAAGAAGCAGTTACAGATGCTTTAGGCACAAAAGTTGGAACAGGAGAAAATGAAACAACTCTTGGTAATAGATTATTAAGCGGTATACTTGGTGGTCCTGGACTTGCACTAGCATCAGGATTATTAGCCGGTGCATTTACAAAAGATAAAGAGGATCCACTATACACGGGTCAAGACGTAGGTTTAAATTTACAAAACATAGGTAAACTTGCAAACATTACAGATCCAAGAGTAGGACAAGCTATTGGTTTAAGATTTTTACCAGATGTTGAAGCTAGAAAATTTACACCAGAACAAATGGCAGAAACATTCGCGGCTAATCAACCTATGGACTTTACAGAAAAAAGAGAACAAGCTCAAGACGGTGGTATGATGGGTGATCAAAAAGACTTTGAAGAATTTTTACAAGATATGCAGAACAGAGATAAAAGCATGTTGCAAGATCGAATCTTAAAAGACTTTGAAGAATTTATGAAAAGAAAAAGAATGTTAGAGCAACTACCTGAAGTTAAAGACGGTGGTATTATAAAAATGGCTGAAGGTGGCATGATGGACATGGGTGGCATGGAAATGGATTTAAGAGGTGGTGGTTTTGTGCCAATGGGTAGAGCAGAAAAAGCTGACGATGTACCAGCAAGACTATCTAAAAATGAATTTGTATTTACTGCAGATGCAGTAAGAGCAGCAGGCGGCGGAGATGTCGACAAAGGTGCTGACAAAATGTACGCAACAATGAAAAAATTAGAGGACAGAGTAGCATAATGGCAATAGCACGATCGGTAACACAAGCACCAAGTTTTATAGATGATCTAGCCAAAGATTATGGAACACAGCTAGCAGGATTAACAGCTGTACCATTAGATACATCTAGATTCGCACCGCAAGTTGCAGCACAAGATCCATTACAACAACAAGCAGCTACACTTGCAGGACAAGGTGTAGGAGCATATCAACCTTTTTTACAACAAGCACAAACAACACTAGCGGGTGCACAAGGCATGTTAGGTTCAGGTGCAGGGACGGGTGCAGGAACTATTTCAGATTTTATGTCTCCGTTTCAATCACAAGTTATTGATACAACATTAGGTGAGTTTGATAGAAATAGAGCAATACAAGAACAAACATTACGAGATCAACAAGCAAAATTAGGTGTGCTAGGTTCAGGTAGAGCAGGTGTACAACTTGCTGAATATGGATCAAGTGCAGACAGAGAAAGAGCTTTACTACAAGCAGGACTATTACAACAAGGTTTTAATCAAGCACAAGCTGCAAGACAACAAGACTTTACGAATAGATTTGGTATCTTTGAAGCGCAAACAGGATTAGCTGGAGCTGTTCCACAATTACAAAGAGCAGACATTGCATCATTGGGTCAGGTGGGCGCCGCTCAACAGTTGCAACAACAAAGAATCTTAGATGCGCAAGCAGAAGCCAATAGACTACAAGCGTTTGAACCACAAAGTAGATTAGATACTTATGGCAGAGGTATTGCACAATTAATCTCTGGATACCCTGGTTCTAGCCAAGTATCACAAACACCTAACCTAACACCATTGCAAACAGCTCTTGGAGTTGCTGCAACAGTTGGTGGATTATTTAAAAAGGATTAACCATGAGTAGAGTATTAAAAAGACCAATGTTTAGAATGGGTGGTAGCACTGAAAACTCAGGAATCATGGATGGTATGAGGAGTCGTTATGATAACGGCGGATCTGTAGACGAAATGCTAAAAGAATTAGATAAAAAAGCACCAGCACCTAGTTTTGGTAGAGGTCAATTTTTAACAGATTTTGGTTTAAATTTATTAGCAACACCGCCGCAAGGTAATATATTTCAAACAGCTGCAGTAGCAGCTAGAGATCCGTTCGCTAGATTTCAACAAAATAGAGCAGCTTCAGCCGCAAACAGAAGACAAATTATGGCAACACTATTAGGTCAAAAAAGAGAACAAGATTTTGAAATGGAAAAATTAGATAAACAATTAGCAGCTCAAAAAGAAATAGCTGGAATGAAGTCAACAAATGATATAGCTATGGACAACTTTCCAGACGCAGGAAACCCTGTCGTTGCTAAAAAATTACAAACAGTTTTAGATTCACCTAACGCCATTCGAGCACCTGGTCAAATTCAACCAGATGGTCAGGACCCTGTGAAATTAATACAAGGTTTAAATCCTGATGCTGGAACTATATTTGCTTTATATAGTCCTTTAACAGGAGATATAAATAAATTTGTAAGAGTAGAAAAAGGTAAAGGAAATAGAATTTTATTAGCAGAAGTAGATGAAAATGGAAATGATTTACCAGGAGGCGAAGGTGATGCACCAGAAGAGACAGAAGAATTTTTAGGCATGCCAACGTATAAACAAGATCCAAAACCAAATATATTTAAAGATTTAAAAGACAAATCTGATTTTAGAGCATTTGAAGAACCAGGAGCGTAGATGGTCAAATACTATGATCCTCTCAAAGGCGCTGAAAAAAACAACAGACGAAACTTTTTCGTAGCCGGAGCAGCAGGAATACTATCAGGTTTAATCAAAGTTCCAGAGGGTGTGTTCTCTTTAGCTGCAGAATTATTTGATCTTGGTGCAGACACAGACACAGCTGCTAGCGTAGAAGAATTTTTTGATAAATTAAATCCATTTGAAGAAGTAGCAGAAGAAAGAGCCATAGGTAAACTTACAGAGGCGTTTACACAAATAGGTATACCTGGTGGTGTTGGTTTTAAGTTGGGTCAAAAGATAGCCGACAAAGCTTTAAAAAATAAAAGAGCAGGAACTTTATTAGATTTAACAAATCCTAACCTACAAAAAACTTTACAAAAAACTACAGACTTAAATAAAAAAGCAGGTTTTAAAAGATTTGCTGCTGGTGTTATGGGTGGAGCAGCGGGCGAAGCTTTTGTGGCAGACATAGAAAAAATAGGAACATTTGGAGATTTACTAGGTGGTCCAACAAAAGTAGATAGAGAACCAGAGCCTACGAATCGTGGAGAAGCTCTTCGTAAATTATTAAACAGAGTTAGATTTTCATCAGAAGGTGTTTTAGTTACACCCTTTGTCTATGGTGTGGGTAAAGGTGCTAAAGAACTTGCACTACGTGGTAAAGATTTAGCCTACAGTGAAAATAGATTTTTAAGGTTTGTAGATAAAGTTGGTGGTGCGTTTAGAGCTAGAGGTAGAAAACCACAAGAAGTATTTGAAGCTAAGATGAGACAGATGGGTAGAAAAATGGGAGATGCAAAGAAAGCAGAATCTCTTTCTAATTACATGACACTACAAATAGATGAGATGTTCCCTACGACACAAAGAGTTTTTGATAAATCAGTGCAGAAAGAAAAAGATTTATTTCTTGCAGAATTAGATGAAGCTTTATTTAAAGGTAATTTAAGAAATAAAATAGATCAAACTTCTTGGAATAAAGTAACAAAGATAATGAAAGATAAAAAAGTATCTCAAGAAAAAATAGATAAAATGTATAACGCTATAACAAACTCAAGAGCTGCGTTTGTAGAACTTTTAGACTTTACAAAAAAAGGCAGTGCACCAGGACAAGTAAAAACTAATGTGAAAGAATTAGAAGATATTATGGGCAACAGAGTAAAACAATATCTTGGTAACACATATAAAATATTTAACGAAAAATCTATTTTACCTTTTGCAAACTACGAACCTACTGATGAAGCTATAAACAGAGCCGTAAGATTATTTCAAAGATACTCTAGATTTACACAAAGAAACAATAAAACTGTAAATGAACTTTCAGAACAAGAAGGACGAGCCATGGTAGCTGCTGTATTAGACAGTGTGCCTAAAACAAAACCAAAGGGACAACTACCTGCATTTAAATATGTTAACCTTACTGCAGGAGCAGAAACACCTGATGTATTAAAAACTTTTGCAAGGACAGTAACCAAAGGTAAATTTGCTGGTGCAGATCCAAATGTGCCAAGAGTTATTGGTAGGGGTAGTAAAGTGTTTAGAGAATTATTTGGTGAGATACAGGATCCGAGATACTCAGTATTTAATGCTATGACAAAACTGTCTGCAATGGCAAGAAAGACACAATTCTTTGGTGATTTATTAAGAGCAAACAATGCAATACCAAAAGGTGAAAGAAGATTTTTTTACAGTAATAAAAACGATGCAATAAAAGAATTACCTAATCAAGAAATAGTTTTATTAGACGATTATTTAAAAGACACACCCGGTGTTATTAACCCACTTAAAGGTTCATTTACAACAAAAGATATAGCAGAGGGTATTGGTAATTCAAACAATGTTAGTGCTTTCTTTAGAGGTGAAAGAGAAGGAGCGTCTCTACCAGAAAAAATAATAACATGGGGATACAGAAACATGATCTTATTTCCAAAAGGTTTATCACAAATAGCCAAAACAGTTTTATCTATACCTACACACTTACGTAACGTATTCAGTGCCGGTGCTTTTGCTGGTGCAAATGGTACATTATTTGAAAGTCCTGCATTAATTAAAGAAGCCTTCGAAGAATCTTTCGGTGCTTTACAAGTAGGCACAAGAGGTGAGGCAGCTAACAAAGCCTATCAAGAACTATTAGAACTTGGTGTTGTAAACTCACAGGTTCAAATAGGAGATCTTATGAATTTGTTAAGAGATGTTAAGTTTGGTGAGGGTATGTTAAACACAGATAACTTCTTACGTCCAATGTTAAACAAATTAAAAAAAGGGCAAAAGTTTTTCCAAGACTTATACGTAGCAGAGGACGATTTATTTAAAATATATAACTATGCTATTGAGAGAAAACGTCTTGCTAAAGCATATGGAACATCTAGAACAACACAACAAATAAAAGAAGAAGCAGCAGATATTGTTAGAAACACAGTGCCAAACTATGCGTATGTATCTGATACAGTTAGAGCGTTAAGAGTATTACCATTTGGTAACTTCATGTCTTTTCCATCTGAAATATTAAGAACATCTACAAACATAGTAGAACGTGCACTAAAAGAAATAAAAGATCCTGTAACAGGTAGTTTAAATTATTTTAGTAGTACAAACCCATTAAAAGGTATTGGTTTAAAAAGAATAGCTGGTATGGCCACAACCACAGTAGTAGTGCCAACTGCAGTGGCAGAAGGTGCTAGAGCTTTATACGACATCACAGAAGATGAATTAAAAGCCATGAGAAGATTCTTACCAGAGTGGTCACAAAACTCTACGATCGTACCTATCAGAAAAGAAAATGGTGATTTAATATATGTAGATTTTAGTCACGGTAACGCTTACGACACACTAGCTAGACCATTTGTTACATTACTAAACAATATACAAAAAGGTGAAGACAATGAAAAATCTTTAATGGACAGTTTTGCTAGAGGTAGCATAGAAGCTTTTGGTGAGCTTTCAGATCCGTTTATATCAGAGTCTATCTTTACAGAAGCCATGAACGACATTTGGTTTAGAGGTGGTAGAACACAAGACGGTAGACAACTGTACACGGACCAAACAGCAGCTGGAGATAAACTAGCAATACAAATTAGACACTTGGCTGTAGCACTAGCACCATCTTACAAACAGTTTGTTAGAATAGGTTTAGGTGCGACAGATACTGTAGGTCCTTTTCTTGGTGTAGGTAAACGAGGAGAAGAGTATAGAGTATTACCAGAGGTAGCAGGTTTCTTTGGATTTAGAGGTGTAGATATTAAACCACTAGACTCTATGGGTTTTAAAATTACAAACTATCAAGCTGGTATTCGTAATGCTAGAAGAGAGTTTACAGGCGGTGCTTTTGGTGTGTTGTCTGGTGGTAAAAAGACACCGAATGATGTTATTGAAAGATTTATTGCTAGTAACAGATCAAGATTTAATGTTCAAAAAGAGATGTACAGAGATTTAAAAGCAGCGCAATTACTAGGTGTATCAACTAGTAATCTTAAAAAAGAATTTAAAGAAAGACAACTTTCAGAGGATACGTATAACTCTTTAAACAAAGGTGTGTTTAAACCATACTTTCCTTCAGAAGACATACAAGCTAGATTCAACGAAATAGCTACAAACATAGGTGAGCCTAATCCATTTAGAATTGCTTTACCTACACTACGGCAGTTAGGATTTACTTTTAGAAATTTAAGATTAGATTTTAATTTCGATAATTTTATTCAAACAGGGGATTTTCTACTAGATGATGCTCCTGCACCCATAGCAGCGCCACAATTACCTCAGTCTGGGAACGTGATAGCGCCTCCACCAAGAGCAGATGTGATACCACAAACTGGGTTGACACAAACTGAGACTGCATTATTATCACCCGAAGAACAGATTATAAGACAAAGGACTAGAAGAACTTAATGGCTATTGAACCTAAAACTACTAGAGAACATATTGTATCCCTGTATGGACACATATCAGGTGTTAAGAAGAACATTCATCACATGCACAAAGGTATTCACGAATTGGGTGGCAAGATAGACAAAATCTATTGGGTTCTTTTAGCTGCGGTGGGGTCCGTAGCCATACTTTTACTAGAAAGATTTATAACTTAAATCCAAGCTCTAAGCTCTTCGCCCATGACTTTTGAGGCGATGTTAATTTTCTTACGAAGTGCTTTTACAATCTTTGTATCTACAGTTTCTTGTGCTATAATATCGACGTATGTCACTGTTGACTTTTGCCCTATTCTGTGTGCTCTGTCTTCTGATTGCATTCTTTTTTCAAGATCATATCCATTAGAATAATATATGACAGTATTAGCTTGCACTAATGTAATACCATAACCACCTGTTTGTGGTGTACCTACAAAGAATCTTACTTTGTCATTATTTTTAAAATTCTTAATTGCATAGTCTCTTTGTTCAGGCAACGTCTTTCCGTAGTAATGGACCACGGAACCCGGACCATACTTTTCTTCTAACAACTTATATATGTTCATAACGTCGTGTTGATAGTGTGCCCATATAATGGCTTTACCTTCTACCTCTTCTAACACATCCAATAGTTCTGATAGTCTGTTGTTTTTAACTTCTTGTATTGTCCCATCATCAGCAGAAAAATGACCACAAGTTATTTGATGTAATCTCATTAATTGTGTAAGAGCTGTCATGGTTGTAACTGTCTTACCATTTAATGTAGCTAAAGCTTCTTGTCTCATCTGTTTATACAATTTCTTCTGTTCATCTGTGAGTTGTATCTCTCGTTTCATATAAATCTTATCTGGTAAATCTAAACAATCTTCTTTCAATACTCTGTAAGAAAAAGGTTTTAACTTATCAGATAGTTCACCTAGATTTTGATAACCCACGACTAAATTAATAGATCGACCAGATATGTTTGCACTCTTCATCAAAGCATAACGATTTCTAAAAGAATAGTAAGATTCATGTCCAAGGTGGTGTATGTCTAGAAACTGGCATTGTGTATATAAATCTAGAGGATTTTTAGTTACAGGAGACCCTGTCATTACCCTTCTGTATTTACAGATGGGTGACAATGATAATATGTTTTTAGTTCTTTTCGCTTTTGGATTTTTTATTGTCGTAGACTCATCAATAGCCATCAATGATTTGTGTGATCTTAAAAATTTAGCCGCAAACAATCTACCTTTGTCTGTGCTAAAAGCTTCTACGTTCATCACAAGTATATGTAGCTCATGACCTGTTTTGAACAGTTGATCTAATTTATCTTGTTGTTTTTTATTAATATTAGCTTGCCACAATACGGTCACATTTTCTATATGGTCAGGTAAATGTGCAGGCAACTCTTGATTGTGCCAAGTGCCTACCACACCTTTTGGTGCAACTATCAAGGCGCCATCTACTTTACCTTTATCGTAAAGCATTGCTAAGTTATCTATTAGTACCTTTGTTTTGCCAGTACCCATTTCCATAAAATATGCAAACGTATCTCTGTTCCAAGATTTTTCCAACGCAGTAAGTTGGTGTGCATACGGCTTTAATTTAAATTTATATTTCATCTTTCTATTGACTTGTTTATAGGATTTTGCTAATTGTGTCAACATGAAAGAAAAAGAAAGTATGGATTATAAAGATATAAAAATATCTAAACCTACTGTTTATGTTGTGCAAGAGATTGCAGGTACAAGAGAGGGCCGTCCTAAATTTAATATTATGGGTGCAGCAGAATATGGTAAGTTAAAATTTTTATTGGATGAAAGATCACAAATGATTTTTTCACCTGGTCCACTTATTTTTAAATTAAAAAACTTAGTAAAAGATTTCAAGCCAACAGACTACTTGTTATTAACAGGAGATCCTGCTATAATAGGTGTTGTCTGCAGTTTGGTATCGGATACTACAAATGGCAGATACAATCTCTTAAAATGGGATAGACAAGAGAAAAGATATTATCCTATTGAGATTGATTTGTACGGAACAGGAGCAAAGAATGACGATTGATTTTGAAAAAGATCAGACAGAAGTATTGGATAAAACAACCAATATAAATAAACTTGCAGATAAAATAAAAGAACTGCAGGCACATCAACAACAACTGCAGATTCAAGAGGATGCAGTTAAACAAAAGAAAAAAGACATAGAGCATTTATCAGGTGAGGTTATACCAACGATGTTATCTGAAATGGGTCTATCGTTTCTAAAACTACAAGATGGATCATCTGTAGAAGTTAAAACAAATTACAGCGCCACTATTACACAAGCAAATAAAGAAGCGGCGTTTAACTGGCTTCGTGAGAATGGCTTAAGCGATATAATCAAAAATGAGATATCCGTATCGTTTGGTCGTAACGAGGATAACAAGGCGGCTGATTATGCCGAACTTGCAAAGGGTCAAGGTTTGGAACCAGTCCAAAAACTGAAAGTCGAACCTATGACCCTAAAAGCGCTAGTCCGTGAGCGTATGGAGGCGGGTAAAGAAATGCCAACGGAACTTTTCAACATATATGTTGGAAACAAAACAACAATAAAGAGGAAACAATAAACATGAGTGAAGTAGCAAAGAAAAAAACAAATGCAGTAGCTGCAGTTAACTTTGAAGCTGATGCAGGACAAGGCTTAAACATGACGCAAGAAGATCTTGCGTTACCGTTTTTAAAAGTCTTGGGTCAATTATCCCCTGAGTGTAATAAGAGGGACGCTAAACATGTCGAGGGGGCAGAACCTGGCATGATTATAAATACCGTGACAAACGAGATTTATGATGGCGTTAAGGGGATAGATGTCGTTCCGGTGCACTACAAAAGACAGTACATCGAATGGCAAGATAGAGGTGAGAGTCAAGGTGCTCCAGTAAAAATATA